AGACTTTGGACAGTTTTCGAAGGTCGGGATTTTGTAGTCTCAGAAGTGTAGTATGGCACACCTACAACAAGTAGGTCACCGCACTCCAAACCGAGCAGTTTCATAACCCGTTGGCACTGTTTAAAGTGCTTAACGGACTCGACGGATTGTTTATTTTTCTTCAAGAAATTATAGTCATAGACGTAAAGTCCAAGATTAGTAGCTTGAAGATATAACCCGTTGGGGACTGGACCTTTCTGCAAGGCTTGAAAGAGCCCCAAGATTTCTTTATATGCAGTCTCGTATATGTCTGCGAGGTCCCATTGATAAGACAAAACACAGTCTTGCCATAGAAGGAAGCACTTGTTACAAGTAACAATTGCATCAGTCAGTGACTCGACGCGTGTTATGTCAAAGGACCGCATGTAACCGTGCCCGACGTAATAGAAAAACCCACAACTTTCACGAAATGGGTGATCTATAAACGTCTTAGCATGGTTAAGATTATATCCGAGAAACTTGAGTATCTCAATTGTCTTCCTAGCATCATTACGATGCACAATAATGTCATCACCGAACACGTTCGATGAGATACCATTGGCAAGAAGTGAGAAATAAATCAAGAAAGACATTAACCCGAAAGTATAACCGTTACCCATTGAGGAAACCTTCTCAGGGAAAACGGACGTACCGTCAGGGAAGATGACTTCTGCACTCCTCGTTCTTAGAATAACAGCGGACAGTACAGGATGAAGTAGGCAAAGCCTACTCATTAATGTAGAGTCAGATGCATTCGAAAGATCAATAGTACAAACCTCCTCATGTTTAATAAGGAGGCCGTGAAGATGCTGAGTGTCACGGATGTGAAAATCAAGACGGTGGGTTTTATCCCTAAAGTCAAGATCATTCCCATAGTGACGTAGCTTCCTACGGAAGTACCATTCCAAGCAAGCTTGGACGAGGATGTTAAAGAAAGCTTCGATGTTGATGAATCTATCTGTCTTTGACGACTTAGGAACTGACGACGCGCGAGCGCCGTCGACTATGGTTAACGCATACTTATAACATAAGTAGCGGAAAACCATATATCCTACATTCTCCTTGTGGTGTTTAAACCGTGAGAAGAGATGGTCACGATCAACTCGTGACAGCGAAGGGAAGAAACCCTTTGCGGCTTGCTTAAGGCCGCGACAGTGGTAAATAAGATACACAGCATCATCGGCGCATGAACTTGTAACAGTCCAATGCTCCCTGCGCGATAATTTCGCACTGATACTAGTATCGCCCTCTGTCCCTATGAATGTCTCACCCGGTGAAAACCGTATAGGCGCATCACGAAGAATCGACTTAATGTCGAAATCGTGAGTTACCTGACGGAGAAGTCGGAGAATATTTTCTCCGAACTCGTCACCATAGGTGCGACAAGGGGGGATGTTTGAAATAACATCCTCTTCATAGGAAACATAGGACGCAAAAGCTGCATCCCTACACGACTGCCTATTACCAGGATTCACATACTTGTTCGTAGATCTATGAGCAAGGAGTGAACGGTAACAGGTGACAAAGTCATGGGGAAGGTCCGAGTTTAGAGGTAGAATAGAAAGATGATTAATCTTAGCGATCATGTCTTCAAGAACTAAATTAATAGTTTTGAAGGAG